GTCAATCTAGAAATCAAGGGGCAACTGGCAAAACTGCTTGCTACTGAAGATCTGGTTATTGAAAATAAACAAGTCCCTACAGCATCTTTCAATGTTGATAGTCGGGTGTTGACTCTCCCTATCTGGGACAAGGCAGATAATAGTGTTTATGATCTTCTGGTTGGCCACGAAGTCGGACATGCTTTGTTTACTCCAAATGAAGATCCTGACCCCAGTGTTCCCAAACAATATGTCAATGTGACTGAGGATGCTCGCATTGAAAAGTTGATGAAGCGTAAGTATATGGGTTTGGCAAAAACCTTCTATCGTGGATATCAATCTTTTTATCGGGATGACTTCTTTGAACTTGAGGGTGAAAATGTTGACCTGATGAGTCTTGCTGATAGGGTCAATATCTACTTCAAGATTGGTGCCTTTGTTCCTGTTTCCTTTACCGCAGAGGAACAGGAAATTGTAGATATGGTTGCTAATGCTGAAACCTTCCTTGAAGCACAGGAAGCAGCTAAAGCAATGTACGAGTTCTCCAAGAAAGAGAATGAGAAAGAGAGTGTTGCGAATGTTGAGACACCTCAATTGAATCAAGGTTCTTCTGACGGTGATATGGAACAGCAAGAACAGTCTTTGGAAGAAACTCCTAACGAATCATCTTCTGAGAGTGGATTTAGTGGAGGAATCCCTGATAGCTTTGGTGATGATTTTGATGATGAATCTGATGATGGTGATCAACTTGAAGATCTTGATGTGAAGACTGATTCTATTCTTAGCGATAAGTTGAAGAATCTTGTTTCTGCAGAAGCTATGTCTAATGAATATGTTGATATTCCTAAGGTGAATCTTGATACCATTATTAATAGCAATAAGAAAGTTTCTGAGTATATCAATAATTTCTTCATCCAACAATTGGAGGATCGTAAAAAATACAACGAAGATATTAATCCATATGTTCAAGTGGATTTAGAGTACAATAAATTTAAAAATTCCGCTCAGAAAGAAGTTAACTATCTTGTTAAGGAGTTTGAATGTCGTAAATCTGCTAGTGCTTATTCTCGATCTATTGTGAGTCGGACTGGTGTGTTGGATTGCACTAAACTCCACACATACAAGTACAATGAAGATCTCTTCAAAAAAGTGAATGTCGTCCCTGATGGCAAAAATCATGGACTAATCTTTGTTCTTGATTGGTCTGGTTCTATGACTGATGTGATTGAAGACACTCTCAAACAACTGTTTAATCTTGTTTGGTTCTGTAAGAAAGTTTCCATTCCTTTCCGTGTCTATGCCTTTACTGGGGAGTTTAATGTTGTTGAATACACTGAGGATGGTGAAGCGATTTCGCCCAAAAATCACTATGAGGCAAAAGAAAACAATCTTGTAGTTGACAGCAAGTTTTCTATGATGGAGTTCTTTACTTCAGAGACTTCTACTTCTGAACTTGATAATCAAATGAAAAACATTTGGAGAATCGCTTGGGCTGCCAAAAAGTATGTTACTTATATGATACCTCCTCGTATTTGTTTTTCTGGAACACCTCTGAATGAATCTATCATCTCACTTCATCAGATTATCCCTCAGTTTAAGAAACAACATGCTCTTGAAAAAGTGAATTGTGTGATTCTTACTGATGGAGAATCAAATCATTTGACTCGTCATAAAAATGTTGTTCGCTATGATGATGAATATCTTGGCCGTGGTCGATTGAATGAACGTTGCTATTTGCGTGATCGTAAATTGGGAAAAACTTATAAGGTTCCTTATGAGTGGCATGAGTTTACAAATATGCTTCTTAACAATCTTCGCGATTGTTTTCCTGGAGTTAGTTTCATTGGTATTCGCATTGTTGAAGGTCGCGACTTTAACTCTTGGGCTCGTCGTTATTGTGGATTTGTTTCTGAGGAGTTTGAAAAAGTTCAAAGGCAATGGAAAAAAGATAAGAGTGTATCTATTAATATGAGTGGATATCACAAATACTTTGGAATTTCTGCAACAGCACTTTCTCAGGATACTGAGTTTGAAGTTCATGAATGTGCCACTAAGTCTCAAATCAAATCTGCTTTTATGAAGTCCCTTCGCACAAAAAAACTAAATAAAAAAGTTCTCGGTGAGTTTGTGGAGTTGATCGCATGACTTATAAGGAGAATTGGAAAGAGATTGCTATATCATCTGAAAAGGATCCTAAAGTAATAGATATTATTGAAAACGGACCAAAATCACTTTCTCAGGCATGGCTGCTACAAGCAATGCGATACAAGTATGGACGATCTGACAAGTGACCCATGGGGGCCCCATGGCCCCCCTTTTTCGTATATAATAGCTTCAGTTGAAACAAACGACTTCATGACCCTCTCCGCCGACTACATCCGCACTTCTCTCCAAGCAGTGTATGGAGAGTCTGTGACTGCCGCCGACATTCGTGCCTGGTGTGCTATGAATGGTGCTAACTACCAGACTGTTACCAATAAACTCAATGACTTTAAGACTGGTCGTGGTAAGTGGAATCTGTCCATTCAAGAAGCACGGGAACAGTTTGAGCAAACTGTAAAAGCACCTGCTGTGGTCCCTCCTGTAGAGCAAAATCTTATTCCTGAAAAAGATGATACCTTCGTCAAGTTTGGTAACTTTGCTGATCTTAAAAAGATTATTCAGTCCCGTCTTTTCTATCCTACTTTTATTACTGGTCTCTCTGGTAACGGTAAAACTTTCAGTGTAGAGCAAGCATGTTCTCAACTTGGGCGTGAATTGATTCGTGTAAACATTACGATTGAAACTGATGAAGATGACCTTATCGGTGGTTTTAGGCTTGTTGATGGGAACACTGCATGGCATAACGGTCCCGTCATCGAAGCACTTGAGCGAGGAGCAATCCTTCTCCTTGATGAGATCGACCTCGCATCTAACAAGATCCTCTGCCTTCAGTCCATTCTAGAAGGCAAGGGTGTCTTTCTGAAAAAGATTGGTCGCTGGGTCAAACCTGCTGCTGGTTTTAATGTAATTGCTACTGCTAACACTAAGGGTAAGGGTAGCGATGACGGCCGCTTTATTGGTACTAATGTTCTGAACGAAGCATTCCTTGAGCGTTTCCCTGTGACCTTTGAGCAGTCTTATCCTGCTCCTGCAACCGAACAGAAGATTCTAAATGGTCTGTGTGATGATTCTGAGTTCTGTAAGCGTCTGTCTGACTGGGCAGACATCATCCGCAAGACCTTCTATGATGGTGGTATTGATGAAGTAATCAGCACTCGCCGCCTGGTTCACATTGTCAAGGCATACAGCATCTTCAATGATAAGGCCAAAGCAGTTCAAGTTTGTTTGAATCGCTTTGATGATGAAACCAAACAAGCATTTATGGAACTGTATGATAAGGTTGACGCAGATTTCCAAATGCCTATTGAAGATCAAACTAACATTGACACTGTTTATGATCGCTGATAGAATGAAAGCAAACTTTTTTATTATTTTATGAGGAATTGAACATGCCCAATGACAACGATTCTATTACTACGATTGGTGGTGGAATTCCTGGTGGAATGGGAGAAGATCACATTTCTTTCCAGAAAGAACCTTACTATGAAGGTAGAGATGCTGAAGGTAGGTATCATCCAGACAATCCTAATCAGGCCTTCTGGCACGATGATGGTGTAGAGTTTATTGGCAATCCTTATGGGTACGATTATCCACAAGCGGCACAAGAAGTACCACTTGATTTTTATGGTGGTGGATGCGACACTATTTCTTTTACAGCAGACACTGGAAACACTTTTAAATTGAACATGAACGAAAACGATAAAATTGATCTGAATCTTGAATCTACCTCTAACAATGGATTCTGGAAGTATGAAGAAGATTTGACCATGAAAGATGTCCGTGACTATCTTTCTGGAACATATCGCTCTCACTACACTTCTCAAGATTCAAAGACTCAAACTCTTGACCTGATTGAAAGTATTGGTGATGGTGAAGCTTTCTGCCGATCCAATGCTATTAAATATCTTTCCCGATTTGGAAAGAAGAATGGCAAATCAAAGATGGACATTTTGAAGGCAATCCATTATTGTATTCTTCTCTACCACTTCGCAGGTCTCCACAAGCCCAACGCATCTAACTATCCCTATTGATTATGAAACTCTCTGATAAGACTATTTCTGTTCTCAAGAACTTCTCTTCCATCAATCAATCTATCCTGATTAAGGAAGGCGATTGCATTCGCACAATCTCTGTGATGAAGAACATTCTCGCAGAAGCAAAAGTTCCTGAGGAGTTTCCCAAAGACTTTGGTATCTATGACTTGAACACTTTCCTCAACGCAGTTTCTACTCTCTATGTCAATCCCGAACTTGACTTTGAGAACAATGAATATCTTCTTATTCGTGAAGGTAAAAAGCGCAATAAGTTCTTCTTTGCTGATCCTAGTGTGATTGTCAGTCCTCCTGAGAAGTCCATCAAACTTCCTTCCGAAGATGTTTGCTTTGAGTTGGATACACAACAACTGGCAACTTTGATGAAGGCAGCAGCAATTTATCAGGTTCCAGATCTGTCTGTAATTGGTGAAGCTGGTGTTGTGAAACTCGTTGTTCATGATAAGAAGAACGAAACTTCTAACACTCATGAAGAAGTTGTTGGTGAAACTGATAGTGAGTTTTGTTTCAACTTTAAGGTTGAGAATATCAAGATTCTTCCTGGAACTTATGAAGTCGTTGTCTCTCAAAAACTGCTGTCGCGATTCACTTCAAAGAATCATGATCTTACATACTACATTGCTTTGGAACCCGATTCTACTTTTGGATGAAAAACTGGAAAGAAACATTTGAAGCACTTACCGAAGAGCAAAAAAATAACCTTGCTCTTCTCCGTGTGATTGAATGTAGTAATGGCATCATTCAATATGCCTACCGAGATCAAGCAGATTATGCCCTGCCAATTGAAGATACTAGAAGGGCAATGAAGTTCAGCATGGGATGTATCAAAAGAGGTAAAATTCCTCTAGGTGAAACAACCATTGTATTTGGTGATGATTTCCGAGATATGTTTGAATACATTCGAGAATTGTACTTGAGTGGTAAAACAAATGAAAAGGACTTTGATGAGTTCATGAGGATCTCAATCATCATGTATAATGTTCTTGGTAAGGAACGAATCATTGAAGCACAAAAAGTTTTGTCACAGCACATCACTGAGATTGCTCCAGAGCATTTACAATGGGGTGCTAACTATATTATGAATTTTATACAATGAACATCTTTGCGACTTCTCCTTGGCCTGCTGAGAGTGCCATTTGCCTCCCAGACAAACATGTTGTTAAAATGCCTCTAGAGTGCTGTCAGATGCTCTCCATTGTGGCATCAAATAAGTGGGGTCATGGATATGGTCACCTCTATAAAACTGATAACACCCCATACAAGACTGAGAAAGGAGCATTCCGCAATCATCCTTGTACTAAGTGGGCAATGGAAAGTATTAACAATGCCTATTGGCTTATCAAACATGGTTTAAACTTGTGCGATGAGTACATGTTGAGGTATGATAAGATTCACTCTTGCTACAAGACACTTGTGGATGCTTACTATCTTTTTCCAAAAGGTAAAGTTAATGAAGTGACTCCTTTCGCAAGAGCAATGCCAGATGAATATAAGTTGGATACTAGTATCTCAACTTTTGACGCATACAAGATGTATATCGCATCCAAACCCTGGGTTGCTGATAATTATCTTCGTATGCCAGAACGAAAACCTGATTGGATTTGATTATGAGTCGCGATGAATTTTTGTGGGTTGAGAAGTATCGACCCAAAACTATTGAAGATTGCATTCTCCCAGATGCAACTAAAAAGACATTTAAAGATTTCCTACATAAAGGTGAAGTACCTAATTTACTTCTGGCTGGGCCCGCAGGATGTGGTAAAACCACAGTAGCAAAAGCACTTTGTAACGAATTGGGAGTAGATGTTTATGTCATCAATGGATCCGACGAGGGTAGATTCCTCGATACTGTCCGAAACAATGCGAAAAACTTCGCTTCGACCGTCTCACTTACAGCGACTGCTAAACACAAAGTCATCATCATTGATGAGGCAGATAACACAACAAACGACGTACAACTCCTCTTACGGGCGTTTACTGAGGAGTTTAGTGGCAACTGTAGGTTCATCTTTACCTGTAACTACAAGAACAAGATCATCGAACCACTCCACTCCCGATGTGCCGTCGTTGACTTCTCAATCAAAGGGAAAGAAAAGGCACAATTGGCTGCAGGTTTTTATGGACGCCTTCAAGAAATCCTATCAGCAGAAGGTGTCAAGCATGACAACAAAGTCCTTCTCGAACTTATTAACAAGCATTTCCCCGATTGGCGACGAGTCCTTAATGAGTGTCAACGCTATTCGTCGGGAGGAGAAATCAATGCTGGCATTCTTGCAACTTTCAGTGATGTAAAAGTAAATGAATTGGTTAAAAAACTTAAAGAAAAAGACTTTCCTGAAGTACGTAAGTGGGTCGTCAATAATCTGGACAATGATACTTCTGTACTTCTGCGTCGCATTTATGATGCTTGTTATGATTCCTTGGTTCCGAATAGTATTCCTGCTGCTGTGCTTACTTTGGCTAAGTATCAGTATCAAATGGCATTTGTGGCAGATCAGGAAATAAATATGCTTGCCTGCCTTACAGAGATAATGGTGGAGTGTGAATTCAAATGAGTTTTAAAATTACAAAAGAGCAGACGGACAAAATTGTAGCCCTTAATAATCTTAGGGACGCTACAAAACTGTTGGGTGGAACTATCCAACATCAGATAGTAGTTGATTCTATTGGTCGATCCGAAAAACGTTTTGTTATTACTTACGATGAAAAAAGAAAAACAGCATCAAGTTAAATCGAAGTGGTATTATATTTTCTGGGGGATTGCCACAGTATCTGTGGTTTTTGGCCAAATCTATGTCGGTACTGGGTATCGAATTATGGCAAATAGTGTTAATATGTTATTATCCGAGGAATTGAAAAAATGAATGTAAAATTGATTCGTATGTGGTCTGGTGAAGATGTAATTGCTGACCTAGTTGGCGACCTTACCGATACTATTGTTATTCGCAATCCTATTGTTGCTATTCCTGCAGGACAGGGACAGATGGGATTTGCTCCTTGGTCTCCACTTTTGAAAGAAAAAAATATTGATGTTGAGGTAACTAAAAAATATGTTGTTTATGTAAACGAACCTCAAGAAGATATTGCTGATCAGTATCAGCAAATGTTTTCTACAATTCAAACTCCTAGTAAGAAACTGATTGTGTGATGATAGTATCTGAGGATGATGCTGTATGGGCAGCAAATGAATTTATTGATTACTTTAAAAACTTCTCCTCTATTGAGGATTATCTTCGCTATGTGAAAAAAGAAGTCATCGCTCAGACAACACAACTCACTCCTCTTCAAGACGAATTCTTCAACGAAGACATTCATCCAGAAGAGATGGAGTTTGATATCAAATTTGTTGGAACTCGCTTTCAGCAAGCAGTTCCTCAGGAGCATTATGGCAATCTTCTGAAGGCCGTATCTTCTCACAATAACGAAAGTAATATTCCTGGTAGAGAACTTCGTTGGATGGTATTTGAAAGGAAAACTCAAAAGGTTCTTGGTTTCATTCGATTTGGTTCTCCTACAATTAATTCAAAACCTAGAAATTTGTGGTTGGGCAAAGCACCTAATCTTTCTATCTTTAATCGCCATGCTGCAATGGGATTTGTGATTGTTCCTTCACAACCTTTTGGATATAATTATCTTGGTGGCAAATTGCTGGCACTTCTATGCTGCTCTCACTACGCTCGTGAGACGCTCAATCAGGTCTTTGAGAAGGACATTGCTCTCTTTGAGACAACATCGCTCTACGGGTCTACTACGGATGCCTCACAGTACGATGGCCTGAAACCCTTCATGAGGTACAAGGGTCTAACAGAGAGTAAGTTTCTCCCTCTGCTCCATGATGAGGTCTTTCACCGCCTTCATGACCGATTTACCCTTCTAAACAACAACACGCCTCTGACGGACAACAAGGCATCTTCTAAGAAAATGAAGAGGCAGACCAAGATGATTTCTATCATCAAGAACTCTCTCCATGATCAGGACAAACTGAAAGAGTTTAATGAAGTCATTAATGTAGCATTTGGACTCACTCAGAAAAAGAGATTTTACATCTCAGAATATGGATATTCAAATGTCCGTGAGGTAATTCTTGGTGAGCAAGATGAACTTCTTCGTGGTCCTAATTGGGATAAGTTTCATCTTGAGAATATTATTTCTTGGTGGAAGAAGAAAGCAACTAAGAGATATGAAAAACTCAAACAGGAAAACAGGTTCAGAACGAAGGTTGAACTCTGGACAGAAGATGATGACATTCAAATTATTCGCTAATGGAACTTAAAGACTGGCTAAACTCAATCAACTTTACTAAAGAAGATTTGAGAGAAAACTCCAAGGAATATCCTCCTTACATTATTAATCGCTGTTTATCTGGACATCTTGATTGTATCCTCTTTACTAATGAAATGAATAGGTATCATTTCCTAGATAAAGATATGCAATATTCATTTTATCTAAATAGTCTCAGGAAAAAGAAGAGATTCTCTCCTTGGCTCCGTAAGGATAAAGTCCAGGATTTAGAATGTGTCAAACAATACTATGGATATAGTAACGAGAAGGCATCTCAGGCTCTGAAAATTCTTACACAAGAACAAATAAACTTTATTAAAAAACGACTTGACGTTGGAGGAACAAAATGACTACTACGGTAGAACCTACGGTTGAATGGTCTCAGAACCAGATGGTGGAGGTACTTCTTAATGAACCCGATGACTTTCTTAAAGTTCGTGAAACTCTGACTAGAATTGGAGTTGCTTCTAGAAAAGAAAAGAAATTATATCAATCTTGCCACATCCTACATAAGCAAGGAAGATACTATATTGTCCATTTTAAAGAACTGTTTGCTCTTGACGGTAAACATGCCAATCTTACTGTAAATGATGTTCAGCGCAGAAATCGTATTGTAAGACTTTTGGCTGACTGGGGATTGATTACTGTCGTCAATCAAGACTTGGTTGTTGATATTGCTCCTCTGAATCAGATTAAGGTTCTTGCGTATAAGGATAAGTC